AGCAACAGGTTTCTTTTTCGTGTACAACTGTGATGCAATAACTTGACATTCTGAGTGTGTTTTAAACACGGTGGTATAATCTGGAACAATTACACCTGATACTAATGAAAATAATAACCACGTCATCGCTCAATAACCTCCCATTGTTTAGCTTTCCATCTAACTTCTTGAAAGATGAAGTTCTCAATTTTACCTTCATCAATTGCTTTCAGAAGTAACTTCGCTTTCATCTTAAATTCAGGCGTGCTATCACCTCCTTTCACATCTGCGACAACCTTGTAACCCTCATTCGTTGTATAAGTGAAATCTGCTTTATAGATAATATCTCGAATCTTAACACCATTTCTACGAAAACCTTCCATCAATGTGAATGTTGGTTGGAGTGATAAATCTTTAATTCTACCTTCAGATTCAAGTTCTTTTAGGTAGGTGTAGTATTTGGCTTCGACTTTTGAGTCAAAACGGAATCCGTCGATTTCAGTTTTAATAGCTCCGTATTTACTTCCTTTGGTTCTCTTAAACATCTTTACCACTCCGAAACTTAATCTTAACTTCACCATGTATCACATCTGTGATTACTTCATTGTACTCGTCTAATGTGAATTTACCGTCATTATCTTTCACATAAATTCCAATCCAATTTTCATCTTCATCAACCGTGTGCATCAAATACTTATTTGTGACGTTCACGCCATCTAAATAAATCTGAAAGTAATCAGACTTTGAAATCATTGGGTGATACCCTTCATCATCAGGGTTTGTGCTAATTCTCATAAATTACTCCATATAGGCTTTGATAATCTGTTTGCAGATTCCTGAACGAACTACATCGTTGAAATCAAACTGTACTATACCTACGGATGGAATGTTATTCAAGCGTTTTATCGCATCAACTAAACCACTGCGTTCATGAATGTCTTTCTGTTCAACATCACCATCAATAATAACTTTACAGTTCTCACCGATACGGGTTAAAAACAGCTTCATTTGACTCTCAGTGGTGTTCTGGGCTTCATCAAGTATAACTACTGCGTTCTCGAAACTCGTTCCCCTGAGGTACGCTAACGGCTTAAATTCAATGTTACCTCTTTTTAAATGATAATCGACCGTAGACTTACCTAATCGTTTGTTCAAGATGTCTAACATTGGTGACATATAAGGTAAAGTCTTTTCACCAATTTCACCTGGCAGAAATCCTAACTTTTCACCAGCTTCAACAATAGGTCTAGTCACAATAATCTTGTGAATGTTTTTAGATTCTAATTCTCTAGCAGCATAAGCTAATGCGATATGGGATTTTCCACTACCAGCTACACCAATACCAAATGTAATCACATTGTTTTCAATACTGCGTAAATAATCTGCTTGTTTCTTAGTTCTAGGTTTAATTTCTGGAACTTCTCTATACGGTGTGAACTCAAAATCTTGTTCTGTTTGACGCTTATTGTGCTTTCTTGACATTACATTTCCCTTGATAAAATAATACCGCCTGTTAAAGCGGTATTATGCACAGTTACACGGTGGTTGTCAAGGGACGCATTTACTACATTCATAAATCATGTTCACTATATCAATCGTTTCTTGTGGTGGCATAGTATCTGATTTTGCTAAATTATCTTTAGCCCACAAGGGTTGAAAATTAGACCAATGATTTAATCTAATTACTTCTTCTTCTGTAGTAGCGGATGAAATCGGTTGTATATGGTCGAGCTGTATTTCAGAGCCTAATTTATCAATAGTCATCCCTTCGGTAAATTGTGAAGATATATGATTTAAGAAAAACTCGTAAGAACATCCTAGTATGCTGTGGGTTCTGGATTTTTTAGAATATGATTTTTTATTAAACGCAGCTCTAATCCCAGCACTAATTCTACCTTTTAAAGCAAATAAAGCATCAGAACTCCGTTTCATTTTCTGATATTCTCTATTTTTAGACTTATATTTATCAGGGTTTTTTGCTATTGCGTTTTTAATACCGTCTTTTACTTTTTCAAGATTGTTTTCTCGATATTTTTTAAGTCTTAAATTAGTTCTCTCTTTATTATTAAAAACATACAGCTTTGATTTTTCTAAAATAGAAATTTTATTTTTTTGATAATGAATTGCAGCACGAGTTTTTATGTACTCTTTATTTTCGATATTATACTTATTCTGTTTAGCCAACAGCTTTTCTTTATTTTCAGAGTAATATCTTTTGGTTATCATCTTATTACAATCTCGACAATTCCCTTGCAATCCAAAAGTGCCATATTTATTTTTATTGAATTTAGAAAAGTGCAGCTCTTGTCTACACGTCGAACATATTTTAGTATTCATAGTCAAATCTACCATTCTAGCGATTCCGTTTCATAAACAAGGACACGCTGTTCAAAAAAATTAGTTTTTGTATCATTCAAGTCAAGATAACTATCAAACCATTTTGCCAAATTAGTTACAGGTTGGTTATTAGAATCAACAAAAAGTGATTCATTAAAACCTAACGACTTCCATCTTTGATTTGCCAAATCTTGAATAAATGAATCGATAATTGCATCAGTTAAGCCTAACACTCCGTCTTTAATGATGTATTTTCCCCACTCACATTCATATTTTACAGCTAATCGAATTATCTGCTCACATTCTTTAATTAAATCCTCTGTGAACAATTCAGGTTGTTCTTCTTTTAATGTGAACCACATAGTTACAAATAGCCACAGGTGAGTTATTTCATCCCTCGCAATGTGTTTAATGCGATTAGATGTGCCACGCATAATTCCTTGACGGTCTAAATTAAAGAAAGTTAAGAACCCACTGAAAAAGTAAATCCCTTCTAATGCGATATTAGCTACGATAGCTTTTACAAAATTTCTAGCCGAATACTCTTTACCTAATAAATCACTTGCTTCAGTAATATATCTATTTTTACTAGCTAACACATCGTCTGTTTCAAACAACCAATACACTTCATCTGGCGAGAACCCCATTGTTTCAACAATATCAGCATATGCTCTAACATGGACTACTTCTTCCCATATCTGACGACTGATACACATTGAGACTTCAGGTGAAGTAATATATTTTCCAATGTTATTAGCAAGGTTATTAAACTGAATACCATCTAAATTAGACAAAAAAGCGAGTGCTTTCTTATAACACATTAGATTACCTTCATTTAATTTACCACTACGGTACTGTTTGACATCTTCACTCAAGTCATCTTGTTTGTGTGACCATGTGTTAGCTTCCATTTTATCTAAAATATCTCTAGCCCAAACGTGCTTTAATGGAAACACTTGCATTAAATTATTCGTTTCACCATCAATCAATCGTCTATCGTTTATATCAATCATTTTAAACTCCGTAAATAAAAATAGGATGTACTTATTAAGTACATCCTATTATGAACTAAATTAAACTACAGGTCAAGAACACGAGTCACAATCAGGATTGTCTATTGAACACATTAACGCAGGTTCTTCAGTTTTACCTATTTCGTTGTGTTTAACTTCAGTAACCTGACCTCGTAAGTAATACGTTGACTTCAAACCTAATTCCCATGCCAAGAAATACCAATCGCTTATCTGACTACCTCGCGCTCCTTGTTTCTTGAATAAATTCAAAGATTGTGCTTGGTCAATCCACTTTTGTCTAACAGCCGCCGCTTTAATAATCCAGTCTTGGTCTATTTCAAAAGCCGTCTTTGTTAAATTAGGTTTATCATATCTCAAGCTAGAGTCAATCACTCTGAACTTACCTGACAGGTTTTCTTCCATGTACGATAACTTATGTGGGGGTTCGATGCTTTGTGTTGTACCTAAGATATTTGCAATTGTCGCAGTTGGAGCAATCGCTAACATCACACTATTACGCACACCGTGTTCAACAACTTTTTCTACTAAATCAATCCATCTCTGAGTGAGAGAATTTACATCGTAGTTTTTATCAGTCATAAACGGTAAAACACCTTTTGACCAATCAGAACCTTCAAATGAAGAATACTTGCCTTTTTCTTTAGCCAGTTCACAGGATGTGCTAATCGCCCAGTACGAGATTTCTTCAAACACCCTATCAGCTTCATCTAAATGCTCTTGTGATTCAAAGTCAATATCATGTTTAACTAAATAATCGAACCACCCCATGATACCTAAACCAATTGGTCTATGTCTAAAATTAGACGCTTTCGCTTTATCTGAAGGATAGAAATTACCATCAATCACGTTATCTAACGCTCTAATTGCAATCGGAACAACTCTCTTAATGTCATCAAACTCTAATTGTGACATATTCAAAGAACCTAAATTACATACTGCGGTTTCATCGTTGTTAGTAACCTCACCAATCTCACTACACAAATTCGAGGACTTAATGCTACCAACATGGCGTTGTGGATTACGAAGATTAAACGCATCTTTAAATGTAATCATCGGTGCGCCTGTTTCAACTAATGATGAAATAGACTTTTTCCACAATTCCATTGCGTCAATTTGTTTAATAAACTTACCATCAGCTTCTAATTCTAAATACTTAGCTTCAAATCCATCACCGTACAATTCGTGTAATTCAGGATATAAATGTGAATCAAATAATGACCACACTCCTTTTTCTCTGACTCGTTTCATAAATAAATCAGGAATCCAAGAATATGGAAAAATATCCCTAGCTCGCAATCTTTCATCACCTGTTGGTTTTTTCAAATCAATATATGATTCAATATCACCATGCCACATTTCTAAATAAGGAGCAAACGAACCTTTGCGTTTTCCACCTTGATTGAAGAATAACGCAGTATCGTTGTAAATCTTCAATGCTGGAATAACACCTGAGCTAACACCATTAGTACCAGCAATAGAACTTCCAGCAGGTCTAATGTAAGTAAAATCTGTACCAATACCACCAGCGAATTTAGATAACATCGCTGATTCAGCCATCGTTGACATAATACCGTTACCGAAGATACTCTTATCCGATTCTTCAAATGTTCCATCGTGCATCACATTTAAATAACATGATGACATCTGTGGATGTAATGTACCTGCATTAAACAGCGTAGGGGTCGAATGAATATACTCAAAATTTGAAAATAAGTTGTAAAGTGCAATCGCTTTTTCAGTTGCAATTTCTTTAGGTTCATTTAAACAAATCCCACAAGCAACGCGCATGAAGAAGTATTGTGGTGATTCAATAACTTTACCTTCAGCATTACGAGTCAAATAACGGTCATAAAGAGTTTGTAATCCCAAATACTTAAACTTTAAATTGTTTTCATTTTTAATTGCTGAGTTTAAGGCTGTATAATCATAGTGACTTAATAACTCATTTGTAAGTTTTTTGTCTTGAATTGCTTTACCAACGTATCCACCAAAAAGAACACTATCTCCACAATCTTTCATAATTTGTTGCAACAACAATCTAGCTGCGACATATTCATAATCAGGTGATTCTACGCTAATCAACTCAGCAGCAGATTGAATCATTCTCGAATGAATTTGTGTCGTAGTGATACCATCAAAAAACTGAACATGCGCGTTTGTTTCTACATCTGAAATTGATACGTTTTCTAAGTTTTCGCAAGCCCATTCAACACATTTATGAACCTTATCTACATTTAGCTGTTCACTAGAACCGTCACGTTTAATTACTTTCATCTACCCTCCAATCATCTTACTAAACAAACTAACGACACCAATTAAAACACCAATATACATCGCACAAACAATCGACATAATTACTCCAGAAATAACTTTAATCATTATTAAAATCCTCAATGTGGTCAATCAACGAATCAAATTCTTTAAGCAACTGATTCAAGTCTAACGATGTTTTCTTCAAGTATGGTGTGATTCCATTAGCAATTTGATTCTTCACATCACGTTCACAGGTTAAGCGACAGAATTCACTGACACTTTCACTTTCCCAACCTAACTCTAATAACGCATTACGACCTTGTTGTACTTGTTCTTCATTCATCTACTTCATCCTCTGCTTTAGTTTCGTTAATTTTAACTTTTAATTTTTCAATCTGCGCAGTAAGAACCTTATATTTAAACTCTAAGGTCTTAATCTGAGCTTGTTTAGCGTGTAAATACTCAGCTACAATAGCTCGCTGATTCTTAGTAGCCGTTAATAAATCTCGATTAGTCATCTAAAATCTCTCCGTTATCATCGAAATCATCTTCTGTGAACTTAGTTTGCATCCAAGAACTAAAATGATACAGTTCTTCTGGAGTGAGTAGTGTTTCTTCACAGATTTCAATCATCATCGTTTTGAAGTCCATTTATTATTCCCAATGTGGTTCATGTGTATCAGACGCTTTCTCGCGCAGACGTTCTTTTAATTCAGTTAAATCATCACCTAAATAGTTAGATAACGCTTCAACCATTTCGTGATATGACATCGTACATTCCTGCGTTGCATTCGTCAACAAGTTTTTGCAATTGTTCTTCGTCATCTTTGTATTTCTCCATATAGTCCTGAATCATTCTAACACAATGTACTGTCGCTAGAATATCGTTTGATAGTTTAATCGCTTTATCGCAAGTCATGTGACCTGAAGCAATACTAATCATTGGGTAAAACACAACCTTATTATTTACTGGTGAAATATACGGTTTTGAATAGGAAATTAAGTTCATTTTTTTCTCCAAAACAATAACTTATCTAACCATGACCTTTCAACTTTAACTTCTTTAGGATGTAGTGATTCCCACACCATAGGGAAATGCTCTTTTACAATAGATTCGTAGACTTTTGCGTACGCTTGAATCTCTCTTTGTGCGTGACCTTCTGTTCGTAAGCCAATCACTCTTAACATAGCTTGTAATGATACGGTCTCTACAAACTCAATGTATGCAGATTGAGGTAATACTATTCTAGCAAGCTCTGGAGCTACGTCATTAGCTAACATAAATTCATAAGTTTCTAACGCAACTTTTATACTATTTTCATAAGCCAACTGAACCATTGTATTATTTGAAACTGGCTCATCTATAGAACCTTGTTTTACTTTCTCAGCTCTGGCTCGCCATGTATCAGGTGTAAATACCTGCGGTAAGTAGTCAACGTATCTGCGAGATTCCTCATTGCGTACGATACCTACAGTGGATTTAAACCATTGTCTGGCTGTAAATAAGGGCATTAGCATTCTCACTCTAATTTGTGGATGACCAAACGGTGTCCAATGATTCTCTCTCATAAGATAGTTAATCAGCTTTTGATTTTGTTCATCTGTGAACATTGACGCTTCTTTGTGCATAGATACACGGGCAACATCTACCACAATGTCATCATTACCCATTACACCTAACAATTCCACATAACCTATTTCATCTTTAAATAGCGTTTGTTTTTCGTTAATTTTCATTTCTTTCTCCGAATGGTAATTTTAGCAGTCTGACTTTTCTTTAACTTAATTGTTTGTTTCATTGATTTCCTCAATCATCGGTTTAACATCTGTAATTTCAATATCTGAAACTCTATCATACGAACCATTCTTAGTGACGTAGATTCTTTCAGGTACAGCTAATTGTTGCACATAATATAACGCTTCGTCAACTGATTTAGGAAAGTATCCTGCGCATCTTTTATACCACCAACTCATCCCAATACCTTTAGCTCTGCCTTCAAAGGTAACGTATTCTGTCACGGTTAAATAACCTGTGTGATAAGTTACTTTTAAGCTAGTGTTACCAGACTTTTTAGAATAATGTGACGCATAACTCACGTTAGTCACATCTAACCAAGTATTAGAAGATTGTCGCACAATATCTGTTCTAGGTTTAGTAGCGATGACTTCTTTTTCGCTTGCGGTGTGGGTGATTTTGACTTGTACTGGAAACTCTTTTCCACAACAAGGACATTCGCGTACAGTAGGGTGTGAAATAGTACCACATACATCACAGGTTCTAACTGGAGCTGTTCCAGACCCGCCTTCTTTTTTCTTTTTAGGTATCACTGGTTCGTTCACACAACCTAACCTCGATACCGTACCTGCGAAATCCAAACACAATGCTCCTTTAGGTTTAGAACCTGCTGCAATTGCAGATAATCGTCCTTCTTTGGTTGTTAAATCAAAACCTTTTGCATACACAGGTCTTGTTAATCGTCCGTAACGCTGAATATATCTTGACGTAGAAGTAGTTGGAGCTAAGTCAATCAACATATCTAATTGTGGGATATTAGTTCCTGTTGACAACACCATCATATTCACGGCGCATCTGTACTTCATATCCTTAAAATCTTGAATAGCTTTATCTCTTTCTTCGTCACTCATTTTAGAATGAATCGCCACACTAGGTATGTTAAATTCATTATTAAGCATATCTGTTATGTGAATAACGTGTTCAATAGAGGTAGCAAAACAAATCCAACTTAATCTATCTTTCCCATATACTACGGCTTCTCTCAACGCTTCTCTAGTTACCTCAATCTTATCTACCGCTTCAGCTAATTGTTTTTGATTGTAATCTCCTGCTGTGATTTTAACATTAGATACATCTAATTGTGTCACGGTTTTTTTGCTGGTAAGATTTGCTAAATAACCTTCCTCAATAAACCAATTAAACCATTCAAAACTCGTTAAATCGATAGAAAAACCATTGAAAATAGGGTGATTTTCGGTAATTAGACCGTGACCCAACCTGTAGCAAGTTGCTGATAACCCTACCACCTTTAGATATTTATTTCTTTCTTCCAATCGTCTAATAAACTTAACATAGGTAGTTTCTTCTTTTGCATCGCATGAGTGCGCTTCATCTACAATAACTAAATCAATTTTACCTAAAATATCTGGTTTATTACAAATACTACCGATACCTGCAAATGTAATTTGACCAATATCTTTAGAACCTAAGCCTGCTGAATAAATTGCAGTAGGTGCAGTTTTCCATAATTTTAAAAGTTCATCGTGGTCTTGTTGTACCAACTCTTTTACATGGCTTACAACTAAAATTCTCAGTCTTGGAAAATCAAACAGTAGTTTCTTTATTAAACCAGCTATACATCCTGCTTTACCTGTACCTGTTGGAGCTGCAATAACTGGATTCCCTAACCCTGCTCTAAGGTATTTTAAGGTTTCGTCGATAGCTAGAACTTGATAATCTCGTAATATGTATTCAGACATTATTAGTACCGTAATTAGTAAATTCTTTATGAAATGATTCTCTAGCTAACATTACCGCTTCTGCTGCTTGCTCTTTTGTTTTAAATCTACCTATCCTATATTGTTTTCTATTAAACCCTATAGATGCGTTCCATAAACCATACCATTTATCAAAAGAAACTCCTTTATAACCAGATGTATTATTTTTATTCAACCCTACGTTATATTGATTCTGTGCATTATTTGCTTCTCTCAAGTTTTCAAAACGATTGTCCAACTTATCACCATTTATATGGTCGATTTGGTCAGTAGGGTCGCTACCAGTAACCAATTTCCATACAATTCTATGATTTCTATAAGATTTTAAATTTATAATTACACTCAAGTATCTACCTCCGCTAACACTACCTGCTACTGTATTAGCCATACGAGCATTCATTATCTTCATCATGCGGTTGGTTTTAAAATGACTTAAAGGTCTTTCTTTCCAGTATAGACTTCCAGTTATTTCATCGTAATTGAAACATTCTTTTAGATATTCTTGACTTGGTAATTCAATGTATTTTTGAGCCATTATCTTTAATTCCTCTATAGCATTAAGGTAATTGTGATTAGCATTTTAAAAATACGGTCAGGCTTGCTAAAGGCTTTTCGTCCGCTAAAACTAGACCGTACACAAATTGTATCACTACATCATATAAACTTCAATACTTCCTGTACTAGCGTTAATAGCTCGCATCACATCTCTCATGTGATTCTTAGTATTCATCGAACCACCTTGAATTGATTTGCACCACTCAAAGTACATAAAGATAGCGCGTACCGCTTTCTTACCTTCTAACTTTGCCTTCTGACCTTTACTTGTCATTAAACACATATAGGTAATGTAAGTAGGTGTTTGCCACAAATCGACATTAACACCGTCTACTCGTAAATTAAGATTCATACTCATAATCAAACTCCACTTTAGCATTTTTAAACAATTTTACGAACTGTAAGACTTTATCTTTTGACTCAAACCACAATTTGTCTTCAGACCAACGTCCTTTATCGTAAGGGAAGCATAAATAACCGCCATAATCTTTATTAGCCACAAGGTTGTCGAACTTCTTACTGTGTTCTAAGAACAACCTAACTGAAATGTCAGGACTTAGTTCGTCTAGCTTTGCTAACACTTTCGCTTTCTTACCTTTCAAAGTCATTTGCCAACCTCATAAAATCAATGTGACTTAACATACTCTCCCATTGCTGCGTTGCGTAAATAACTCTACCGCTACAGACTAGGATTCGTTCTTTAACGCCTTCGGTATCTTCGGTAAGCCATGCTTGATACCCGTACAGTTTGCATTCTTTCAGATAATCATTTACATTTTCATCATCCCAAAACTTAATTCCTTGTGAACTTGTGAAATATGGTTCTGTATTAAATACATCGCTAGCTAGACGCATTTAATTTCCTTCGTTCTTCCATCTTCTTCTCAAACGCTAACTGTCTATCCAATGCTAATTTACCATTCTCTTTAGCACACTTGATTAACAATTCGACATCTTGACAACCATAATCTGGATTGCTGACTGATTTCCACTCACCACGTTTATTCTTTTCAAGTAAGAAATACGAATCGTCAAAAAAGTAATTACCGATAAATGAATTTAAATCTTCAATAATAAAACTATTACTGTAAGGACTGTATTGTAAATCTATTCCTGAAATATCCCACACTAACATTCGCATTGCTGACGTAATGCTGTGAGTTAGTTCTAGATAATCATCACTGCCGTTCAAAATAATATCCAAGAACTCTGCAATATCAGGTCTATCTATACAAGCGTCTCCTAACATAGTCAAGTGATTGTTCATTGCGTTAGTAGTTCTCTCTCTAAGCAATTCTATATTTTCGCACACTCTCATTTCAAATCCTCCAATTTAAACCATTGACCTGCGTCACCTTCATGTAACCCAGCTAACTTATAGTGTCTAACAGCATGGAAGTCAACCTTTGTATTATTCACACAATAATACCATGTGTTAGCGTGTAATGACGCAATCCAGTTGTAACCTTCTGGTGCAACATTCGCTTTGTGTTGTAAGAAGTGTAATAGGCTTTCGTTCATAATAATACCCCATTTAGCACAACCGTTCATTGCGTTTTCTTTATCTAATAAGTTTTTCATTATATCGTTCCTCAAGTTTAATTCTTCTAGCTCTAACCGCTTCGTCTAGTGTGTCGAAAGTTCCAAATCGAATGTTCTTACCATCAATTCTTAGTGAAGATGTGTATTTGCCGTTATCAGCAATTCCTATTCCTGTTGCACCAGAAGTATTGTTACATGAAATTTTTTTATTAACCCCGTTTTCAATTCTAGTTGCTAATTTTAGGTTATCTATTAAGTTATTACTAGAATTACCGTCACGGTGGTCTATTACATAATCGTCTGGTAACTTTTCAATAGAGTAGCACATCTGATAAATTATTCTATGCGCTAAATACTTTTTATTAAAAAGTTCAAACCTAATATATCCGCCAGAAGTTTTACCACCAACTATAGTCCCAGCATATTTCGAGTTAAAACATTTTATACTGCGGTCAGTTAAACCTAATAATCCAAATTCTCTCTCTTTCCAAATTAAATCCCCTGTTATTTCGTTATAATCAAAACATTCTTTCAAAAACTCTTGACTTGGTAATTCTTTATATTTACTCATAATTCTCTAATATCCCAATTTTTGCATCCAAATAATTGTTTATCTTTAGGTATTATACACATAAAACGATTGCATATCCATTCAGATTGCTCATTCTCATGACTGCTAGGATAACTGAACTTACAGGTACGGCACGACCTATCCACGTTAGAATAATCAGCTCGATGACAAATCTCAATAAAGTCACAGAATGTACATTCTTTAGCGATAGGTGAATCTGCGATACGTTTTGGTGGTGTGTCTGTGAAGATGATTTCTTCTGCACGCTCTAAGTAGTGCAAAGCTATGTATTTGTTAGCTTCTATTAACTCCACATAGATTTCAGAATCATCCTTACAATACGCCATATACAAAGCGTAATTCAAACCTAATTTTTCAAGACCTACTCTCATTTGTACAGCGTGTTGATTTTTCGACTTTTCGACACCTTCTTTTTGAAGTTTTTTAAATGTTTTGCTTGAGTAAGTCTTAAATTCCAACAACACTGGTTCATCAATCATCGGTACTCCGTAAGCAATACCATCTGAACTTCCTCCAAAATGGGAATTTGCGTGTTTAAAATTGAATTGCTTACCTGTGGATTCATCTGACTGTTTAACCTGGATACCGATAGATTCTAACATTGCAATAAAGAATGATTCGCTCAAATGTCCCAAATTAAACAACCTCAAAATTTTAGCGGGAAACTTATTTTGCTTAACCCAACGATTACCGTACCATAATGCTTTATCACAATCAGCTCCAATTAAGCTAGCTCCCAAATGATGCCTGAACGGCTTTAACGGGGCTGGCGCGTACGCATCTTGCATCTCCCCTATCCATTTTCCAAGAAGTTGTCGATATGTAGATGCTTGGTCATCGTACATTGTATCGTCAATCATCTCTTTGATAATTTCAGCTATCTTAATTAAATCTGGCTTATTTTGCTTCATCTCATCTCTCCAATCAAATATGCTCTCGTTATTGCAACATTTACAAAGTCTTTCAACTTATCATATTCTTCTGTTGAAATATCATTAGTGATACATAAATCCCACAATTCTTCACGGGATTCTGCTTTTAATCTAAACAACTTTTTATCTTTATATACTTCATTTATTGGATTCATTGTACTTCTCCTATTCAATTACAATGTGGACGTAAACGAACCTACCGTCATCTAAATACTCAGGTTCAAACTTATAACTCACTTCGTTATTATCTAACCAATCTTGAATCTCGCGCAACATTAAGCTGCAAGGTAATTCACAATACTGATTCCATAAACGATAAATGTTTATCTTTCTCACTGGATTAAAATTCAATGAATTTGAAGCAAAATCCCACTTTTTAGCGATACTTCGTATCTCTTTAACGTGTTTATTCGTAGCCCTCCTCTTTTTCCT